CTTAGAGGTTGTTGTTCGCCTTTATATCGAGCGTGTAGCGTCGCAGATTAAAGAGGTCGGCCACCTCCTCCGACAGGTCGGGCACCTTCAACAGCTGGTAGCTCTTGTTCTCTGGATAGAGGCAGACCAAGACCATCGAGGTGACGGTCTTTCCGTAGTTCTTTTCGATGAGCGCCTTATACGTGTTGAGCTGGAGCGAATAGTGCCAGAAATTCGTATCGGGAATGTGCTCGATACAGTGCGTGTGAGAGAATTTCATAAAGGACGACGTTTTATGGATGCCTTTGGACCGTTTCCAGTCGTAAATCATCAGCGTTCCGTCGGGATTTTCGTATACCATATCAATGCTTCCGGCGCGATTCGCCTCCCACTGCGCCTTGATCTCCTCGCGCGTCATTCCGTAATACTTGCTCTGCGCCCATTTCCTGCCGTTCATCATATTCGTAATGATGGCATCCGCGTTGAACTCGGCAAAATGGCTGTGATTCCACGTAGTGACGGACATGAAGTCGCTCTCGCCGTCAATCGTGTAGATGTGCGGTCCCTCTTCAAAACTAATGTGCGCGTCGCGCTCGTGCGGATTCTGCTTCGCGAGCATATCCACCGCCATTATTTACAACATAATAAATACGTTTTAAATAATCAATTTTATTTGTGGAGTGTTGAATGTGTGGGTGCGTCATTATTTATATCATTTTCATCCTCCATTACAATCGTAATTTTCTTTTTCTTTTTGACTCTAATCATTTAATATAACATTAGATAATCTTTTTGAAAAAGATTTATCAAAAGAACTTCGTTTTGTTTGATAGAACTTTTCAAAGTTCATTTATGAATAACCTAACACTTGACAGACGAAAGAAGAACAACCTCTCTCATAAGCAAAACTATCAGTATCAATTTTAGTTCTATTCATATAAAATTTTTTCGGGGTGAGTTCGCCTGTATTAACTAAAACTGGTGTATATCTATATGTTGTGTTTGCGTTTAGAGTTGATTGGTCTATAAATTGCCCCGTGCTTTGCTCCATCGTAGATTGATTATCAACGTGAAACTTAATATTAAATCCTGATATTCCCGCCGACCTGCTCCCCTCCCCGGCCGCTCGAAATGCCCTATTATAAGTATATGACCCATTGGCATTTTTTGTTGCGACTGCTATATAAGTCATATTATCCCACGACCCTTGCTCCCATTCTCCTACTATACTATATTGGCATAAAACCTTCGCCCCGCTTTTAATTGGTGTAATATCTACACTTAACATATCTAACATTCCCCCGTATTGGTTTGGGTTAGCTGTTGATGGTTGTCCTCTCCCTATATCAGGTATACTAGAAATCGACACGGGGTCATTAGTTTGAACGAAACCGAAATCTAATTTATAATTAGAGTCTGCGTATGCTTGGTTGATTGCGTGTGTTGTGTTTGTTGGTGTTGTTAAAACCTTAATACTAGAATCCCCACTCACCACCAACGTCCCGCTAATATCCACGTTGCCGCTAATGTCCACGTTGCCGCTAATGTCCAGCACTCTGTCTGCGATAATAGTATGATCTACGGGGTAACCTATGACTATGTTCTTAAATAAACCAGTTCCGTTAGACATATAGTAGTTAAGTATTTTAATTTTATATTTAAATACGCTATCCAACAAAAAATTAAAGGAGGCATCATTATAATGTAATTTTAATCCGATTTTGTTTTGAGTGGTGATGCTTATATCATAAGCATCGACATCGCTATCATAAACAGAATAAGTTATGTCATTTATTGAAAAATCCGGTTTACCCACATCATATTTGGTTATATTGAACGATGGTTCTATTATCATATGAACATTCTCCTCCGGATAATAAAAAATTTGATAGCTATTATCATTGTTATATTGAACATTTCCAAAATCAATATTGTTATAGCTGAATTCGGTTAATACCTCCGATGATATAAATTTGAAATTAACGATTCGTTTATACGGGTCGGGTCTCTCCTCCCAATCGTCCACGCTAATTATTTCGAACGACGTGTCGGTGCCCGATACGGCAAGGTCCGATACGTCTATTACGATTCGGGAAGCGTCGGCGTAATCCACAAAACTAAACGACAGGTCGCCTTTCGCGTTCGTCGCATCATACGATACGTCGAACCTTTCGAAATCCGACGCCGACAAGTCCAAATAGTAGCTCGACAAATCGGTCTGCGCCCCCGACGAATAAACATACTTCTTGTTCGGTTCAAAGTATAAATAAAACTGATTTGACAAATCCTCTTCTCCACCTATTGGTTTGGTGCTGGTGCTGTTCCACGATTGATCAATCGAAACCTCGTCGTTTGAAACGCTCATTTTTATATAGTTCCAATCGGGTTGGTCGTTTATTTTTCTCAAAGATACGAGTTTTTCGACGGGCAATACGTTTACTTCCTTATTCTCTCGAATTGTAATCATAAATGAAAAATCGATGCCGTTTGCGAACGGAGGTATTATAGTTACACGCGAAATATCGGCATACTCGCTATCGGTCGCCACTAGCGAGATATCCCACTTCTTACCACTATCTCCATCACTGTTGCTATTATCAATCGTATATAAAATTGGAATATCGTCGTCAATGTCATTATAACTTATGTCTAAATTATACGATAAATCCTCGTTCTTATATTTTCTAAAATAAAAGACTATGGTCGTATCCTCGTCTATACCATCCACATTGGAATAGCTAGTATCTTTAATTAGGTCATTATTACGATTATCACGTATTTGATTGGTTATATCATGTTCTGGAGTCCCGATATATATGTGGCTAATATCTTGACCACTGTGGATGGACATCCTGAACTGCGTATAAAACGGCGCCGCGTTTGAAACGAGCAATCTATGCCACGAAGAGGCGCCGCTCTTTATGTACACCGTCTCCGTATTGTCCTTTGCCAGTATCACCAGCTGGCCTATTTCATACTGTGACGCGTATTTAACCAAATCGGCTTGCGATGTAAGGGAAGGTATTATATTCATACCCGTTCTCCCCCAATCGGCGGTTACCGTGCCATTGACAGAAATATCGGCGTCTATCACTATAGCACTAGTATTATAGGAATTCAGTCCATAGGTAGTGATGCTATTTCCGTCCAGCGGAACAACTACGTCGGTAGGGACATTATACACAGGACTAGGTAGTGGCGCAATTATATTTATAGATATGTCCTCCTTTACGAGAGGACTAGTAAAATTCACCTTCGCATTGAACTCAATATTATCGGCGGCTCCAAACCTACTGATATTGGTCGTCGTTATTTTATCGGCTTTTAGTCCGTTGTTTATTGATATGTCCGACAGAACACTTACCTCGCCGGTAATATTCTCCACAGATATTGTATCAATAATAATATTTCCATTGACCGAAATATCGGCTTTTATATTAATATGAGTATAACGTCCACAAATATCATATAAAGATATATCCGAAACAGTTAAGTTATCGGTTTCTATATTGTTTGTAATGGCTAAACCATCTACGATTATATCATTTTGAAATTCAATGTAGCTGGGTTTGGTAGTCCTCGCTTCTAAAATGTTAACGCTCACATCCGTGCACATCAGCTTATTGCTGTTCGCCACCGACAATGAAACATCGCGCAAAAAAACGAGCGTATCCTCGTTTTTGGTCGAGTTAAAATGGTTCACGCAAATATCCGTAAATTCAACGTTGGACGAAAACTCGGCGTCGTTAACGATTACGATGTTTGAGCCATCCTTGCGCGAAGATACGTTTTTGACTTGTATGGTGGAACCGACGGATAATGATTCGAAGGAGGCGTCGTGCCCCTTTAATTTGTTGAATATACCGGACGGTGCGTTAATGGGCTTCAAGAATTTAACAACCCCCGACGTGTCAATTTCATTTTGAACCCCTATTTTATTAACTGACAAGTCGGGACCGCGCATAAATTCCTTGATGGTTATAAACGACGAATCATAGAAATCGGCACCAAACGTAAGATTAGAAATGTCTATACTTCCTAGTTCTGTTTTATGGTTAACGATAATATTATCGGTAAACACTTTGGAAGCATTTATTGACTTTTTCTGTTTCGAATTGTTAGCGGTAGTATTATCACTACTACTGAATTTTCGCCAAGACATGTATATAATATAAATACACTAAATATGTATATTATACTTATTTGTTGATGGTGGTGGTGGACTCGCCGTCAATCGTGTAGATGTGCGGTCCCTCTTCAAAACTAATGTGCGCGTCGCGCTCGTGTGGATTCTGCTTCGCGAGCATATCCATCGCCATTATTTACAACATAATAAATACGTTTTAAATAATCAAAATTTTACTTCATTCATATTGTTTTTATTTTTCACTATTATATTCCTATATGGTTTCTTATCAACGATATGTCTGTTTTTAGTTGGTGTTATCGTTCTTAATCCACTCCACGACATGCTCCGGATAATCGTATCCACGACACGTCCACTCGATATCCACACGGATACAACACGGCCAATTTGCGTCATATATTCAATTCTTTGAGTAGGGTTATATTTTAAGATGGCGGGGTTGGCCACGTTACATTGGTTAGTTTGTCATCGTTATCTAATTGTGGTGTTGATTTATGCGGTAAATCGCGAAGTTGTTGGCGGTATGTTAACAATGCTTGTTTTGTCGTTTCAGTTGGATAAGGATAATCCGGCATAGCCAAGTAATCACTTTCAACCAACAATTTATTCCTTTTTTTTCTAAGAAGGTCTTCGGCACAAAATAAATCTATGTCAGCATCTGTGTATTGATTAAATAACCCCATTATATTAGGTTCAGTTACATTCGCGACATTCCATACTCGTATAGAATATATGTTATTATCAAATACGAGTTCTAAATCTATTGGATTTAAATCGTATCCGTTATCACTACAATATTTTCTTACATAATCATATGCTTTTTTCCTTTCCATATTATATTATAAATATTACATTTTTATAGGCTTACTTTAAAAAGACTTTCCTTTCGTTTGGATACAAAGCGGTTTCTACTTTCTCTAATGCTTGGTTATACTCTACTCTTAAGTCCTCATCTAATTAGGTATGGTTGCGGGCTTTTAAGACGTCTTCGTAATTGTTAATTTTGATGAAATCTGTTTGATATATTCAAAGTTGTAAGCATTAGTACCAGTAGAGTTTGCACTGTATTGCAAATTGGATATACCTTTAACATCGGTGCCTAAAAGAGTATGGCTGTTTCTATATTGGTAAATTTGAACGGAAACAAAATCATCTTTGTCAAGTTGTTGTTCCGTTATTGTAAATTCAACCATTTTGTGACTGGTTCCATTAATCGTTCGGGAGATGAGCGTTTGTGCCTGGTACGGGGAATGGCTATAGTGCTCACCATTTATTAAAAATCTAAGGTACCAGACGAAATTCCCATGGGACCCAGCACCAAGCCCCCCAGGCCATCCAGCACTACTACTAAACTCCAATTTATAATTCCCATCACTTGGAATAATTATGCCGTGCATATCAGGCTGGATTGCTTTGAACACGTTATGAGAGTATATTGATGAATCTAAATCCGTATCAAACTTAACAGTGGTCCACGTCGTGAGCCCAATATATTGTGTATATAATGCGAAGGCATTGTATACATGAGCTCCAAAAAATTTGCTCTGGTGGGAGCTAGTGGTTTGGTTTGAATAACGTGAATCACTATTTCCTATATTTGAAAGTCTTGCTATTGTTGATACACGTCTATTATTTAACGCAATTGAACACCAATTTGGACCAAAATTATCAAGAACATACACCTCCACGTTGCTCGTATCCGTGTTGTAAAAAATGCTTCCTACTTCGGTTTGAGTATCACGTTGCGATGTTGTTCCCGATGGCAACTGTAAACCACCGTTCACCACCAACGTCCCGCTAATGTCCACGTTGCCGCTAATGTCCACGTTGCCGCTAATATCCACGTTGCCGCTAATGTCCACGTCCCCGCTAATGTCCACGTTGCCGCTAATATCCAAATTCCCGCTTATATCCACGTTGCCGCTAATGTCCAGCACTCTGTCTGCGGTAATAAAATCATAATCTTTGGGGTAACCCACGCTTATGTTCTCAAATCTACCTGGTCCGTGGGACATATAATAGTTAATCATTTTTAATTTGTATTTAAATACGTTGTCAATCAAAAAATTAAACGAAACATCCCTATAATTCAATTTCAAACCGATTATGTTTTGAGCAGTTATGCTAACATCGCAAGCGCCCCCTGGAAAATCAGAAACTTCTAAAGAATTAATAGAAAAGTCAAGATTATTTTCATCCTCGGTAATATTGAACGACGGCTCTATTGTCATATGATGCGCCCCATGATATGTGTATTGATAGCTGTTGTCGTTTTCATCATAGTTTAATTCCGTTTTGCCATCAGCATCACCATAAGGAGCATCATCAATTATGAACTTTGTTAATACTTGGGAGGATATATGTTTGAAATTCAAGGTTCTTTTGTTATAATTTTGTCTGTCCGTATAATTATCCATACTTATAAGTTGAAAGGACGAGTCGGTCCCATGGACAACAAGGTCCGAAATGTCAATTACGATTCTTGAATTGTCGGTAAAACTAAAGGACAGGTCGCCCTTGAGGTTCGACACATCGTAGGAAACGTCATATCCCTCTAAATCCGTCGCCGATAAATCCAAATAGTAGCTTGAGAAGTCAAGTTGCGTCCCCTCGGCATAAACATAATTGCCGCTCGGTTCGAAATATAAGTAAAATTGGTCGCTCAAATCGAGGTCGCCTCCTATTTTCTGATATTGTTGATTCCACGATTGGTCGACAGATATCTGGTCGTTAGAAATGCTCATTTTGATATACTTCCACACAGGTTGTCTGTTATATCGAAAAACAATATCTTGACTTTTGCCGGCATCGGGTTGCTCGGTTCCCTCTACTCTATTCATGACCGTAACTCTAAACGAAACATCATAGGCCTCGTTTACGATTGGTGTAATAAATACAAATGAATTATCGTTTACAGGTAATTCGTATTCGCCGTCCGGATTTTTACTTATATTAATAGACGCGTCTAGCGAGGTCTCTACTAGTATTCTTTTGCTTACATCGAACGTTTCGTCCACCGTTTCTTGAACTAACGACGATATGTCAATTCTGTAGTTGGTGCTGACGTCATGTCTGATATTTATACTTGCAAACTCAATCGGAACAGTATTATCCTCAACCGTCTCAAAACTAGAGTCTAACCTAGGGTATTTATCTTCGTGATTTAGCTTGTAGTCCCTGAGATAGTATGATGTCTCGTTGTAACTATTCTCATATAGGGTGATGTGAGATATATCTATTTCTATTTTTTTTTGGTTAATTTCTAGAACTGAATAATTTTTTCTATAATTTTTAAATAATATTTTATCGAACACCCCCCCGTCGTTTAAATATAAAATGGTGCCTGGACGCGCCTCATTCTTCTTTGGAACACCCATACCCTCCTCAGTATCATACACCGTCATAAAATTAACGTCCTTATTGTCTATGACACCTCTGAATACGCTGGAATTATTAATAGATATATCACTGTCTATTATAATTGTGTTGTTGGCCGCGTTTTTTGGACCGAACCTGTTAACGGAGACATCTTCCGCGGTTACGCCGATAAATGATACGTCGTTAACAAATCTACCCGACATTTCCAACGTGTTAATGGATATATCGCCACCCACCTTTACGTTTTTAGACGCGTCAACATTTGAGGTAAATGTTATACCACTCTCCATAGTGTTAACACTTAAATCGCGGATACTTCCGCTACCATCAACTATGGTATGATTTAAAAAATTTATATTTCCACCATATAAATTATCTATTACATCAAGAACTAATGCTGACACGTCCAAGACGTTATTTACACTGAGGTCTTTATTAATATTTATCTTATTCGCACTAATATCATCTTTTATTTCAATAATTCCGCCACTATTAATATGTGATAATGTTTCTAGCGAGATAGTGTGAACGCTTATTGTTGCATTAGACGATACGTCGCTGTGGACACGCAACTCCATTTCAGAATATATATCACGAAATAATGATGTATTCGCAGAGACATCTGCGTTAAAAGAAACGTCGGAGTTAATTACGACAGTATCGTTGTTAATATTGGAAATTCTGTTTAACGAAACATCGTTGACCTTTAGTGTTGTAAATGAGGTATCGTTTGCGCGAATCTTATCTATCAATCCAAATGGTGCTGAAAAGGGAGATACAAACTCTATATAGCTATTATCGTATGTATAAAACATTCCAATATTATTAACCGAGACATCTGGAACATTAATATTCTCGGAAATAGATATATTCGAGACATCAAAAGTATTCGTTGTTACCTCTTTATTAATGGTTACGTTTCGCAGTGTAGCGTTGTTTGCGACTAGGTCATCCACAAATAATTCATCACAGTGTATTATGTCTGTATTATTAGTATTGCTCCTTGAATTTGTAAGTTTCCAAGGCCTTGACGACATATATAATATAATTATACTTAATTAGTTATATTATACTTAATTAGTTATTATAAGGATTGATTATAAGGATTGATTATAAGGATTGAATTTTATTTTAATGTAACCATTGTGGTTATTTTCATTATCTTCGTTCTTTCTGGTTATAGTTTGGAAATCCACATGTTTAACAATAATCTCCTTGTTTACAATTGACCCTCCGCCGCCAGCAATCGTATTGTTTTTTGGCAAAATAGCGGCCTCCGTGATATTATCCGAACCGCCTCCTGCATATCCTCCTCCTCCGCCTGACCCCCCCTCGGCTCCCGCACCGCCGCCACCGAATCCTCCCTCGCTCGCACTACCCAAGCCCGCTCGATTAATAACACCATTAACGTAGACATGTGGATTTAGTCCACCCATACCACCGGTTATAAACGATTGTGCGCCTAACGCTTCTGTTTCAATCGAAACACCATTAAATGTCCTGTGCTGAGTATTATAACCCGCCCGACCACCCTTCACTCCATAGCCGCCTCCGCCTCCGCCTCCACTAGCAGCCTCGTTTTCGCCGGCAATAACTCCTCCACGAGCCTCCTTCTTTAGTTCTCCTCCTGTTGATATCAAATCCCCATCGTTGGCTGTACCGCTACCGTCCAACCCAACAAACTCGCTATTATAACTACCATCCGCAACTGTTTTAAACGGTGTATAATCATCACCCGCATACGTTGGTCCGCCACTGCCACCACCCGCAATAGCAATAATGTTTGCGGAATTGTCAATTATATCCTCAGCGTTTGTATCACCGGGAATAGGAATACTATAATATTTAACGAAAAAAGTCCCGCCGCCTCCCGACGAAGCATACGGTCGTTGCGACGAGGTTGATTGTTCGCTGGGATAACCGTCCAATGGGTTCGGGATATAAGCGTTGCCTATTTTGCCTTTTTGTCCAATTAATAACATATAGCTATCGCCCTTTACAAAGTTATAACTAAAATCCATTACCAATCCGCTCCCTACCTTTTCCGTGCCACCACTACGTCCACCGCCCGCGCCGGCGACAGTAACATCATATAATCCAGTGGCGGGAACCGTCCATAATTGTATACCAGACGTGTCCATATTAAAAAATCGGTTATTTTCCCACCATTTAGTTAGCGAATATTCATCTTTGTGCGCGTTATATTCATCTTTAGTTGCTAAGCTATTGTCATACCGGTTATTATACCACTCTTTACACCTGTCAATCGACGGCCCTTCGCGACCCGAAGCGTCACAATTTGTAAACGTAAATTCGGTGAATTTATATAAAAATGGATGAAATATCAACGTTTTAGATATATCCGAATAGCTGCCGTCCGACAACGTCCCTCCATCTTGCGGCCATATTACTAGCGACAAATCATTCGCATACGGGTCTTGCCTTCCGGGCGTAGTTATCAATACCTGATGCGAATTTATACTTACATCGTAGCTACCGTCTACTATTGGTATGTGGCTAAAATCCACGTAAAATCCTTCAGGATCCAACGCCGACAAGTCTATTTTATATTGTAAAGAAGAAATGTCTGTGGCGATCGACGTAGAAGTATCCCATATATA